TCTAAAGCCTTTTTGTCTGGGGTGTTTCCCGGTCCGGGGGTATTTTGTAAGTCTGGGTTAGTCTCGACACCACGCAGACCACGACTCGCGGCTCTTGACTTAACTTGCGCTTCATCCAATTCTTCGTCTTCGTCTTCGTCATCGCCATTCTTTTTCTTCTTCTTAATGGCTTTACCAACAGTCTTGCGTCTGTTGTTTAGGTAGTCATCCGAGTCATCGCTGTCGCCATCATTATCAATATCACCGTCTTCTGCGCCAACAGGATCCAGACCATCGCCGTCATCTTCGTCATCTTCGTCATCTGTTTTCTTTTTCTCAGACATACTTGCAAGTCCAATTGCATCTGCATATGCATCAGAAATAATATTAGTTTTATGATATTCAAGAGCATCGTTTAATTTGCTATAAAGGAGTGCTTCTGTCTCTTTTTTTGCAGAGATAATATCTTCATCTACTATGTGTTTAATTATACTATCGATTGACATATCATTTTCCTCCATTGAGTTGTCTTTGGCAAAATAAGAGAATTTTGTTAAATTGTTCTTCAGAATGTTCTAAAAGACTTCTCATTTTTATTTGATTTTCTTGATTCATATTATCATGAATTGCAACCAGATCTTGTGCATCTTCCGGTGTAATATGTATAACATGACCATCTTTTGCTTCAAACGATACAACCTTTTCGATTGTTATTGCTTCTTGCATGGATTGAGTAATATTCATTTAAGTGTTTCCTTTTGTTTTATTTCCGTATGGCTTTCATGTCTTTTGCCAGAAAATCTAGTATTTCCATCATATTAGGATCCACGTTCAATACTTTTACTGTTTTGTTCTTAACTGTAATATTTTGTTTTCTGATTCCTGATTCGTTTGCTGCTTTTACAAAAGTTGATGCATCTCTACTGTTCTTGAATGTATATTCTGAAGATACATTCTTTCCCTCTTCCATATGAACATCATCAGTTGGATTATCGGTGTTCATTATATTTTTTGAGATATTTAATCTTTTATTAATAAGATCTGAATCTATCCGATCCCGAATCTCCGAAGCAAACGAAGAAGAAAATTCTTCTTTGTTGCCACTTATTACAGAATCAATCATGTTGTTGATATTTTTATTCATTCGTCTTCTCCTTCTTGTTCTTCAGACTGATCTTCAGATTTCGCCATTTCCTTTTTTATTTGATCGTCTATCATAGATATATCTTCATCACTTTGACGGAGTACGTTTTTTCTAATCCATTCGGTTGAATAATATTTACCAACATATTCATCTAGTTGAGTTATTACATCTAATCTCTCTTTCATGATTTCTGTTTCTTTCAGTTCACTAAAATATGAATCTTGGTTAAATTCAAATCTAACGTCTGGAGATAATAAATTCCAATCTTTTTCTGTCATTACCCCTTTAAGGATAAGTTGAGTCTTTAATAATTGCAGGAATATGTCACAAAATCTCATTCGTATTTTATCGATAAATTTAGAAAATTTAACTTCGTCTCTAGTAATTTCAGCAGATCTTCCCATATTAAAACCATTATCTGTTTCCATTCTAGAAATTGGAATATTCAATGACCGAAATAATTTCTTGAGAAGATAATTAACATCTTCCATTTCACCTAAGTTTTGACCACCATCGAGTGTAGTGATTTCTGTTCCTCTACCACCTTCTCTTCGTGGCATCCAAAAATCTTCCAGCATGTGGAGGTGGTTTCTATCATCTTTAATTTCACCAGTGTTTGCATCATACGTTAATTTATTACGATAACGATTCATGATGTCTCTAAGATATTGTTCGGCTTTATTCTTTGGGAGATTACCAACATCAACATAGAAAATTCTACGTTCTGGGGCTCTAGAAACACGGTAGATAACAACTGCATCTTCTATTTGACGAAGCATATTCAATGGGCGAATTACCTTCTGTAAATAGCCAATCACTTGATTTGATTTATAATCAACCAATCCAGAATGTGTATAGCAGACAGAATCTTTTGCAATCTTAATTCCCTGCATTGATGTTGGCATAGTAGCATTCTTATCAGTATTAGTATAGATGAAAAATTCTTCAATACTTTTAACAAATGGGATTGTGTTGTTTCCAACTCGCCTTTGTTCTTTATTTACCTTCTTTACTTTTTTAATTTTAATTGGATCAATTGAACGAAGTTCTTTGATACCCTTCTCCAAATTGTCATTATCAACAATGATGTGGTAGTATATTTTACTGTCAACATACCATCTTCTAAAAATATCATGTCCTTTGTTATGAAAATCCATCAGTCGTAAGATACCATCATATTCTTTATAGATTTTATTTTTTATGGAGGGCGAAACTTCCAATTTAGACAAGTCCAGTTTTATTGGCTTTCTGTCAAGATTCATTATAATAGATTCATTGATAATATCTTCAATCGCTTGATCTACTTCTGGAAACAATGATGCGTTTCTGTATTGTGAAATTTGTTGATTTTCATTTTTTACAGCACCACCGAAATCAACCAATGTGCCAAAAACACCGCCGGTTTCTAGTGTATATGTACCATCATGGTTATCAGGAACTACAAACGATTCTTGTTTAGTAGAATCAATAGGTTCTTTTTTACCAATGGTAAGTCCAAAAATATCTATAGCCATAATATAACCCTCTTTTAAATATCCTTACTATATGTATAAGGAATCCAAAAGAGGGTTGTATTATGATTGTATATTACTTGATGTGTTTTACTCAGAATCTCCAGCAAATCTTTGTTGTGATACACCAAAACCACTAGATGTTCCAGAACCATCTGTTAATGTCAGATAATCATAGGCTAGAGTTATTGAATATTCCACAAGTGTGTCAGCACTATCATAACTCAAATCAATTGCACCAACTTCAACTGGCCAACAATTTACAAGTCTGATAGCACGGTTTTCTAATTCATTTCCCTGTAGATCTAATTGTGTGACTGTCCAGTTCGTATACCAACTTGGATCTGTGCCATCAAGAACCTTTGGATCTTTTGCTGTATTCTCAAAGTGTTGATTAAAACCTTCGTGCCACTCTTCAAATTTTCTTCTCCAATTTTCGGAGGCGGGCCCTTCGGCATCTCCTGCATTGTTCGTATCAAGCATGGTGAATGTCCATTCATCGTAGATACGATCCCCGGGAAGTTTTGCAACCCTTCCACGGAAAGGAACTTGTATTATTCCTAAAGATTGTCTAGGCAATGATGCTGCTTTTACTAGAAGACTAGGAACCTCTTCCGCGTCCGTTCCGCCTATTTCACCCGAAACGACAAATCTATTTGCGCGAGTTCCTCCATCAAAGCCTCTTTTGAAAGTCTGAATATCTTGATTCCAATTATTTGCCATAAAAATTTACTCCTTTATTGAAGATATGTTTCCGTATCGTCTATCATTCCATATCGTCATCTGTGTTTTTGTTTGTGAATGTAATCTTGATAAAATTGATACTCTTGGTTGGTTTGATGAAAATATCGGCATTGAATTGATTTGCATCAACCAATGCTCCTGGATTATTAGATTCATCACAAACAACTCGGAAATCATACAATCCCCTTGAAGCCTGTACGTTTCTCAGGAAAGGAGTAACTGCGTTTACAAACGATGCTCTGGTTGCAGCATCATTCATTTCAAACAATTTACCTCTCGCTGCTGCGCCGATCACTCTCTTTAGGTAGATAAACAGACGAGAAACATTAATTCTACTAAGAGTGCTTGTTGCATCAGCACCTGTCTTGTCCCCAAATAGTACCGTACCTTCACCCGGGAAAGTTACGATTGGATTTACTTTGGCATCATAGAGTGTATCTTGTTCGCTATCAGTTGGATTATGAACAAGACTCACAACGTCAAGAATTTGACCTCTTCGGAATCCTGCTGGAGAATACCACGGTGCTTGTTTTCTATCATTCCGTGCGATACAACCTGCAACATCTGCTGCACAAGAAGAAACAATAAAATCTGATCCACTGGATTCATTAGTACCGCGCGTAACGTCTAGATGACGTTTTGCACCGAAAACAGTAATGTTAAATTCGTCCGCATTACCTTCCGCTTGCACAGTAGTTATATTTCCTTTATCTCCCCCATTCATTCTATCGGGGAGAACAGCAACGACATCTCCTCTGTATGAACCAATTCCACCCACTAGGTCTTGAATTGCACCACTCGCATCGCCAGTTGCAGCAAACACCACATCAAGTGGAATTGATTTATCTTTAAGAGTTGTATATCCATCACTCGTATGTTGTTCTGAACCTGTACCACCAACGATTAACACACCCCCATATTGGAGATAATTATGTGCTGCCCACCATTCGTTTTTCCAACTACCGGTCGGACCAGCAGGCCAACGAGAACCAGTACCACCAGCAAGATTTCCCACATGGTTGGCTGCATCTGCGGCTGTTTCTATTGGATCTTTTGCAGTTAATCGGTGCATCCAATCTGAGATATTTTCAATCGTCATTATGCCAGATTTTCGTTCTGCGGTATATCCAACGGCACCAATTAAGCCACCGGTTGAAGGCATACCACCGCGAACAGAGGATCCGGCTTCAGACCCAGGTATAACATAACTTTGATCATCTATCAAAACTGTGACATTTGCTCTTGCCATATCTAATATCTCCTAATGAGTTAATTTTACATTTTAGCATATTTTTGCCAAACATATTGTCATTTTCGTTCGAAGATATTTATAGTTTTTACTATTTTGAAGTTCATATTTGATTTTTATTTAAAAAGCAAACCAGCGATCTTCGCCGTCCCATTCCCCATCTTCTTCATCTGTTCCGTCCATGACAAACCCAAAGGGAACCATATTTTCTTCCATTTTCTCAATTTCTTCTTTATATATTCCTGTTCTCACATCAGTTTCGGTGACGGACTTGAAATATTCTTGTCTCGTCAGCCATGCAAACAAAACCAAACACATCACTAAATCGTCGGTATGCCCATCATCCGCTTCAAATGAATTCTTTTTTGCAACAAAACTCACAAGTTCATTCACAATATCAACATCTTCTATGAGCATCTTGTCTTCTTCAATGAGACTCTTCAAGACGGAACATCCAAGTTTCTTCACTGGACCTGTAGTACGAACACCCAGTTGTGATTGTGATGTACCAGAAGTACCAAAACCACCGTTTATTGTTTGACCTGCTCTACCTTTATATACAGTCATCATGACATTTTCATATTCTAGGTCTTGGTGTAAGATGTCTGCAACTTGTCCACCGATGTCATTGATTTCAACCAAGATGTATGCATTATTGTAATTTTTACCAACAGTTGAGATTACCGTAGGGTAAACCATGGGAGACACTGTGTTGTTTCTATACTTCGCAACAATCTTATAGGGTAGTTCTGTAGTATCAAAAACAAGAAATGCACTATAGTCTTTTCCTTGACCACGCGCAGTATCTACAGTGATATAATATTGTCTATCTTCTTTTGGTTTTTCATATATCCATAACCCGTCAGCATTTTTATCACCGGGTTCTGTCCAATTTAAAATTTTGAGTTTGGATGAATTGACCAAAGTGTTTTGACTTCCAAGGAATGAACATTCCATCTCCTGATCAAATTGCTGCTGAGAGGTGTTCTTGATGATTCCATCTTTCCATGCCTCATCTCTGCCCGGCACTTGACTCCAATGAACTTCAAATGGAACATAATCATTTTTACCAGGCTGACCTGTCTTTTTGGTTGCACCTTGCCAATAATAATAAAACATGTTCAGCCCATTGGGGGTTGAAATCATAATCACTTTGGTATCACTACCAGAAGTAATGGTAGGATATACTGAATTAAAGAAATCATCTGCAATAGTACTAGAAACGTGAGCAAATTCGTCAAGTAAAATTACGTTGTATGAACCACCACGAATTGCAGATGCAGATGTGGATGATGCGAGAATCTTAGAACCATTTTCTAATTCAATACTTCCTTTGTTCCATGCAATAATTCCTTGTTGAAGCCAAAGAGGAAGATATTCGTATGCAAGTTGGAGTCGTCCCAAGATGTCCCGAGATACAGATTGCTTATTTGCAAGTACCGCAACACTCATGCTCTGGTTGAACAGAACATAATGAAGGAGATATGAAATCATCGTCGTCGATTTGCCAGTCTGTCTGGGGAGTTTACCAATAAAGAAACGATTGTTATGAATAACGTTTATCATTTCTTCTTGGAAATCATACATGTCAAAAGGAACAAGCCCTTCGTCCAAGGAAACAATCTTTACATAATTTCGTATGAAGTATACCGGATCTTGAGAACACTTGATGTATTCTTTGACTTGCTCTTTTGTGAATTCCATCTCAACCCCAGTTGGTTTGAGGTTGGGGTTTCCCATATATCCATCTTGTTTAGCCGTCATTATCTACTACCTCTGCATCAATCACATCATGTTTATTTTCTATCTTTTTGGTAGTACTTCGTTCAGTGTTGATGAGATTTTGTAGTTCTTTAGTTGAACCAATATAAAGAGAGTTATGTGTGGTATTATGAACGTTGACTTCTTCTTTGTTGATAGCCT